NTCATCCGCGTCTAGAGGCAGCTCGAGATCTACGATGCCCGCCTTGAGTAGGCTGAAGGCCATCGCCCGGGGGATCTCAGCTCGACCCCCCGGACTAATGGTTATGTTACCTACAACCTGAGGCACTCCAGAGCGGTTCCGTACTCCAACGGTAGACCCGGGCTTATGCGACAAGAGTGATCGTCGCATAGAGCTGTGAGACCACCATCAACTTGCCGTACCGGGTCCTCACGTTCCGAGTCCACTTGTCGACGTTCTTGTACGTACCGGTGACCGAGTCGAACGACGCGTAGATGAGCGGCATGAGCTGGATCGGAATGTAAGGCATGAATACGTACCCGGTGTCGGTCTGGGTCCTGGGGTACACGCCGACGATAGCCTTGTCGGAATTGATCATCGGGGTGCGATAGATGTCCCAGTGGGAAGCGTACACGCCCTCGAACTGCGTACCCACATCCCTCACGCGCTGTTCCCGACTCTCGCGCCCAGGTGCCGGTTTCCAGTCAGAGCCCTTGGTAATGTACTTGTAGACGTTGCGGCCGCAGACGATCCAGTCAGACTCCCTCCAGCGGTTGCCATAGATCAGGTCGTCGGCATCAACGATCGCATGGTACAGAGTTTCGTACCACTCCTTGGCTATATAGCCTGACCCGATGGTCTGACTCCAGTTCACGTTGCCTGCACCTGCGCCGTTGAGAATCTCGTTCAGGACACGCTGGTCCAACTCCCGCATCATCTCCTGTGCACATTGATCCACCAGCTCCGCAGGTACGTCCAGGCCCAAGGCGCCCCGAGCGTCCTCTTGAACCTCGGTCGACCACACAGCAGCCAGTATGTCCTTAATAGCGGTAACGGTCTCGCTGGTCAGGGTCATCTTGATCTGCTTGGGAACCGAGTCCTCGGAACCCAGAGCGTAGTCGGAGTCAAGTACGGTCACACTCTCACCGGTTCCCTCGCGCTCGAAGTCCTGGTAAAAGGCCTGAGCGACGCCTCCAGACGACAAAGGCATCGGCTGGATAGCAGCGATCTTGGTTGCGATCAGCTGTGGGAAGACTTTGCGGACGATCGGTAGAGCATACCGCACAGGAAGGGCGACGTCGGTAGTCCTCGTCGCCTCCAGGACCCCCTGAGAAGCCGCCTGCTGGTTCTCGAAGAGCATGGCCATAGGCTCCCACAAACGCTTAGGAATAGCCGGTACGCCCCGCTCCTCGTTGGCGTCTAGGAGCCAGCGCCACTTTTTCACCAGACCTCGGCGATAGGCACGCATGGCCTCCTGGTAGTCCTTGTAGGTGTCACCCTCTTCTAGGATGAAGAAGGGAATTTGTCTTTCACCCATGGTATATTTCCTCCTCTTAAAGAGTCTACTAGCCGCTTAGTACAGACTCCTTCCGGTTTGGACTAGGTTAAGCAGATAGCCTTACGACTGCCGCCTGCTCCTCCGTAAGAGGCTCCTTGTCTTCGTCCTTCTGCTCGGTTGCTAGCTTCGTCTGCCCCTTTAGGGTAGTATCGGCCTCGTCGCCCTTGAGGTTCAGGCTGGCTAGATACTCAACACGAGCCGCCGCCACAACTTCCGGCAGGGCCTCCTCAACATCCTCCTTACTTTTGACCTGCTTGTCGCGGAGCTTCCCGGCGATAAGCACTCCCACGCCGGTCTGGGCAGCCTTTTCGATCTCGAGCTCGAGCGCCAGCTGCGCTACTTGGGTATCTCGTTGCTCGATCTCTCCTTGGAACTGCCCCGGTATCTCCTCGACCTTCGTCTGCAGCTCGGTAACCCGGGTGTTAAGTACAGTCACCAAGCCAACTGCATACGCATCCAGCAAGTCCTGGCGGTTCTCCTTCAGCTGCTCTAAAGTCAGCTCTTCCCAGTTCATGCTTTTTTCCTCCTCATCCCAAATTGGTGCTTCCTCGAGGATGCGGTCCACGCCCGCTCCTACGATGCCAGCGGCCTCGCAGAAGTCAATACCCACGATGACACCGTCTATCATCTCCTCGACTTCCTTGCCGTCGAGCTTACGTATCTTGGAATTGACGTCGTGAAACCTTACCGAGGTTGCGCACATGACGCCCCTGCGAACCAGCACCTGCATATCTTTACCTTCAGCCGTCGGGACGATCACACCCGTGTACTTAATACGGTCGCCCGAGCGGTTAAGGCCCTCCACCTTACCAATCGGTACACCCGTAGGTAGAGAGAATATTGAACCTACGGCCCTACCGTGCCGACTAAAGACCGTAACATTGACGTTTGGCTCCTTTATACGGTCCCTCGTACGCTCCATAGCACGGTCGTTGAACCCAGCTGGGTAGTAACGCCGGTTATGACTGACGACGTTATCGATCAGCGCCGTACCTTCATAGCTTAGCTCCCCACCCTCCCGTTCTTCGAGCACTGTGAATGCACTCTCGACAATGTCAAGCGTAATCTCCTCTTCTTTCTTCACCCACTTACCATCCTTTCCCTTACGGTATTGCCGCTTCACCTGGCTCCAAGCGACCCTACGGGCAGTTGTCTCGTTGCCATACTGCTTAAGCGCGTTGTTGAACGTCTTCCGCCAAATGGTCTGGGCTGCAGGCGGCAAGACGCTCCGAACGTTAGCCGGCAGACTCCTGTTGTTGTTGTAAGGCACGCTGTACCTCCTTGGCGACCCTCTCCCACTCACGGCGGTCCATATTTAGCAGTCGCAGAGCGGAGTACTCCCGGTCGACCACATTCATGTCGATTAGGACCTTGATAGCACGAGCTTTGTTATAGAGCACGCGGCTTACGTCGTACTCGTCCGTTCGTGACGGGCTTGGCCAGCGTACCTCGAACTCTACGTCGGCCGGGCTCATACCCTGCAAGGCGAGAGACAGGGCTACCGTCTGAGTTATGCCCCAGCCTAGTAGAGACTGTACCCGCCTGACCGTCCGTGCGAAGCGCCGGTCCATCATTAGTAGCGTCGCCCGTGCATTTATATCGCGCTCGAGGCCCAAGTATGCCTTGGGTACTCGCAGCGACGTGATTATTTTGTTCTGGTAGTACTCGATAGCCGATAGGTTCGTGAACGCTGTACGACTAGTATCAAGTACTTTAACATCAGTGACTCCTTCCTCGAGGCGACCGCCCCTTTCATGGAAGCCCTTTCCGATGTAGATGTCTTTGACAACCGACATCTGCTCAATACCCAGAACCCCTGACGCGATCTTGCGGGTGGCCAGCTTGCGCTTAAACGCTTCAATGTAAGCTTCAGCTTCCTTCGGCGACTTACCCGTAACGTCCAGAATGAATAGCAGCCGCGCGAACGCCCTGGTTAGCCAGTTGATGACTAGCGACTCTTCCATAGCACGTAGCTTCTTCCACGGCGTACGTGCCGTGTATAGGAGCGAGCGACCGTAAGGATTCCTTCCTCGCCTATTCCACCGTATGTGCAGAATCTGCCACGGGTAGAAGCCAGCGATGAGTGTAGGGTGGGAGCTAGGGTTGGCGTACTGTTCAAACGCCCACTCACCCTCCGTAGTACCTCGCTTTAGCAGCCCCTGGAGGTCTTCGTTGCGGACCATCGACTCCGGAGGCATAGACATGAGTCTCACTACCTGCAGGTTCTTTTTATGGACTACGTTCTGCAGGAAATTATCCCCGTACAGAAGAGTCTCCCGAGCTATACCAAACGCTTTATCGTGCCAGCCAGCACGCTGCACGGACTCAACGATAAAGTCCTGCACCCCCCGTGGAGGCTCGGGTGCTGGGAAGGCAATCCGGAAGGATTTCTGCTCCCCAAGCTCAGCGTTGACAGCTTCATCGGCGAGTATATCGAGGGCAGCCTCAACTTCGTCGACAGTATCTTCCATCTCCGTAGCGTCCTTATATACATTCAGACGCTGTTTTGAGACCTTAATGAACGCGTCTGCCCACTTCCCAAAGAGGTCTACGTCGGTTGCGCCCACCGTCGTAGTATCCTGCACAGGGGGAGGGGCGGGTAGGGGGCCCCGGGCTCCAATACCCAGTACGCGGCGCCTGATACGGTTCAGTACTCCCCTCGGGGGAGGCGCCTGTTCTATGCCACTGCT